ATGTTAGAGTTTGGGTGTCGCCACCTTTTAATTTTTCTGCCTTTGTCTGTAAGCTCGCCATATAATTCTCCGTCTAAGTACCTATGTGCTGTAGACATAAGCTGTGCATATTCAATTACCATTTTAACAACATGTTTATCACAATGTTGTTCTGCACATAGTAAAGTATTTTCGTGTAAATAAAATATGTTCATACAAATAAATCCTCTAAACTACTAGGTGCTTCTGTGCCTACTGCCATTGACTTCATACTACCACCTAAGTATTGGTTATTTTCCCAAGCATCAAACTGCTCACGATTAGTTACATTATAGAGGTTCCTGAACTGTCCGTCAAGTTTCATCTTACCCGTAAACTTCAATAAGGTTTCTTTGTCATTCATCATCTGTTCTAGATGCCCCATAAAGTTTCTAATGGACATAAGGATAAATGCTGTTCTAACATAGATCCATTTGTTTAAATTGCCATATTTCTCTTTTGCCTTCATGCTAGGTGTGTTCATAATGGTGTGAAATTCGTCTAATTCTACGCCTAATTGGATCGTTTCCTGCACATTATCGTACATTTCTCGATACAAATTAGACATTTTTCTACTGAACTTAGTTGTGCCTTGTCCCATGTAGTATAAACCTGTCTCAACCGCCCTGCTATGTGTAGTAGAGTCATAAGATATTTCTACATTGTCATACAAACCGTTCTGACAAAAGACTAGATAAGGAATCATACGCCTAATACTACCTACTCCTAATACATGTAGGTGCATAGTTTCTTGTGGCCATACCTTAGCAATCTCACTAGCAATAAAGGCTCGTTTAACATCTTCAAGTGGACCTGTGCCTAGAGCTGCTGCTCCCATTGCTACACCACCAATTCTATCATGCCATTCTGCAGGTACTTCCTCCATTAGAAGTTCATACCATCTAAGATATGTATCAACACAATTACCTTGTAGGATAATATAAGGTTTACACTTACTATCATTCTTTTCAAATATTTCTAATTGTCGTTTAACATTTCTACCTGTCTTACGAGCTAGTTCTTCATAATTTTCAAAGTCAAAGAACCTAGCTTTTGTATCGTTTCTATCTGATCTATCTCCTGTAAGGACTACAGGTATCTCATCAAAGCACATACCTACATCAGCCCACTTTGCCTGGTTCTCATATACTTTATCTTTTAATTCATCTGTAATAGTCATACCTTGAGTAACAATTTGTAGTCCACCTGAGTCTGCATGTATCTCATGTACATGATCCTTATATGCTGTAAATCTATCTCCAAAGCTGGACTCTGTATGTCCGTTATATAACATACTAAATTTATGACTGTGAACATCTGTTACCAGCTTGTCTATAAGCACATTAATAATGCTTGAATTCGTTTCGTCTTTAGCTATACCTGGGTTACTAAACCTCATATAACTTGTGCCTGAAACTACATAATCTAATTTTCTACTCATGATTTTAATATCTCAATTAATACTTTCGCCTCTGCCGTAGCATCATCTAACGCATTGTGATTGTTTGCCTTAGGTAATCTTTTATCTAAGACATTCATTATTGTTCTTAAACAAGAGATGTCCCAGAACTTCCAAGGGAAAGGCATGTTCAAGGCTCTATAAGCACTCTCTAATATTACTACATCAAAGTTAGCACCGTACCCCCAAATAGGAATAGACTCTTTGCCATACCATAATGTAAATTTATCAATTGCTTCTTGTAATGGAACAGGATTCTTTTGCCAAGCTTCTTGTGCCTCTTTACTTTGTTCGCCCCACCATTTTATTGTATCAGGTTCTATATGTAGTCCTGCTTCTTTACAAGTTCTACCATCAACATTAATATAAAATGTATCTGAGATTTCTAAGTTGTCAATAAGCACTGCACCAATAGAAACAATACATGCATCTGCATGTGTACTAAGTGTTTCTAAATCAACGACTACATGTTTACCATTAATATTCATTATCTTGGTGCAAACTCTTGTTGTAATTTAATGTTATCGAAAAATTCTTTCTTCAAGTCTGAATTTTTAAATCCGCCTCTTAATACAGTTGTCTGTGTTAAGGAACTATGTGCCTTAATGCCTCTGTTCTCACAACAACCATGCGTTGCTTGTACATAAACACCTACATGTTCAGCGCCTGTATGTTCTTGTATCTTATTAGCGATCATAACATTAAGTTCTTCTTGTAATGTACCACGCATAGCACACCATTGTGCAATCCTTGTGTACTTACTTAGACCTAATAGTTTATCTCCTGCAATAAGTCCTATGTATGCTGTGCCTCGAACTGCTTGGTGATGATGAGAACATACACTTTTCAATTCACTTCTCACAACCAACATACCTTCATAACCATCTTCTACATAGTTAGGAAAACTGTTAGGGTCTGGCATTTTATTATATCTACCTGACATAATTTCGTTTATATACATTTTTGCCATACGCCTACCAGTGTCTATACTGTTAGGGTCGCCTTCTACATCTATTACTAATGACTTTAGAACATCATGGAACTTGCCAGCCAATTCATCAATCAATTTATCTTTATCGCCTGGCTCTAGAACATCTGATATATTATCAGACGCATGGAATCTTTGTCCTGTTTCTAGTAACCTAGCTTTTATCTCTTCACTAATCATTTTGTCTCCTGTATGAGATTATGTTTCCCAAGGGTAAACTATCCATCTTTTGTCGTTATTATGCAGTCTTTCGCCTACAAAGTCAAGCTCTATGTCTGCTTTTTGGTGTAATACAGCCCACCTGCTGTTTGGAATAATTTCCTTGATCTGTTTTATTGTTAAGGCACTATCACATATATCATCAACAAAAATAGTGCCCTTTAAATTTTTGTTGAATCCGTTAGCTTTAATCTTATCTTGAAACTCACCATCTCTAGTTTGCCATTCAAGTGGTTCAAAGCCAGCGCCTAGCCAATGTGAAAGCATAACACCAGGTATTAATCCACCTCTTGATATGCCTACCACTTTGTCTATATCTTGTTTTCCTAACTCTTTAAATAATTTAAAGACTAATTCATTAACATCTTCCCACGATATATAAAGTTTTGTTGCGTCACCTGTCATAGTTTTACCGCCAATAAAAATAGTATTAACAGTTGAATAATAACTACTAGAAATAATTCTACTGCTAGGATTGTATGGTACCAAATCCATCTTGTTTTGTAAGCATTATCTATTGTTACATCATCTGGATCTGGATCTTTCCAAGTATCAATTTCTTGCTGAGGATTTTGTCCCCATAATGTTTCTTTAATTTGTTTCCATTTCATCATGTACCCCAAGCGTTGCCAAATAAATCGATATGTAATCGAGGGCTAAACTTGTATCCTGTTTTCATACAAGCCTCTGCTACGCCTTTAGCAGTTAGTGTTTGTTGTTCTAGTGTAGCGCCTTCTGGCATACAGTAAACAGCATCTATTTGTACGCCACTTTTCTGATAAGTTAGATAAAACTTATCAACTTCTTCGAAGTCTGTTATGTCTCTAACGACAAATTTATTATACAAGTGAGAATTAACAACCTGGTTCATTGTAACAAGTGCGTCAGGTATTAAAGCATCTTCATTCTTCTCACCACTAAGACTTAACTTAGGAGATGTACTCCAAGTTACATGTATACCCTTATAATTTTCATTAAAGAAGTTTGCTAGTTCAGGTTTAATTAATTGTGTTCCATTAGTTTCAAATGTTACATTAGTCAAACCTACTTCCATACACATTTTAATTAATTCAGGCCATACTCTTTGCCAACCGAGTAAAGGTTCTCCACCTGTAATAACCAAATGTATATCATTCTTCTCATCAAATCTTCCATTAGGTAAAAGACTTATAATGTGTTCATATACCTCATCAACAGTCTTAGTCATTTGTAAATGTTTATATTTCATAGCCCAAGAAGCAGAACTATCACAACCTACAGGCGTGACAGGCAGTTCTGAAATATCTTTATAAGCTTCTGGGTGATTTTTATCGCCTTTAGGATCTGTCATATAAGGCATTTGGTCTGTAGCAATATACTTGCCACGCTCTTGTCCGAAACCAGCGCATTCAAAGTTACAGCCAAAGACTCTTAAGAATACACTAGGTACTCCTACAAATCTACCTTCGCCTTGTATGCTATAAAATGCTTCGCTGTATCTCAGTTTCATAATATGATATTATATATAAGGGTGAAGTAAGAATCAACCTACTCTTAGCGCTTTTGGTTGACCTTTTCAACCAAATAATGCTATCCCCTTTGTTCCCTTGTTAAATTCAAATAGTTTAAAGTTTAAACCAGATGTATCTATTGCTGTCATAGTCTCTGGATGAACCGTATCATAACAATCAATAACCATTGTTTGTACTTTGTCCTGCCAATAATTAATTGCTGTTGTTACAGATTGTTCTGAATGATTAGCATCATACCATAGTACTGTATACTCCTCTGCCAATTCAAAATCTTCTGTAAAGTGTTTCTTTTCGTATGTTATATTCCAGCCCTTTGTATTCTCTATAAACTGTTGTTCTTGTTCTTCAGCAGTACACATTAAACTATCCAGAAATGTTTTTAATTCTTCATTCATTACTGAAGCTCTACCTGTATTACCTATACCTACAAATACTTCAACACAATGTATAGTATAATCCTTACCTGCCTTTTCAAATGCTTCAGCCCAAGATACCGCAGACTTGCCTACATAAGAACCTATTTCTATAAGTTTACCTTTGTCAGGAAGTTCAGCAACAATGTCTGTAAAGTCCCACTCATAAAATCCTTTTATATCTTTACTAGCTTTTCGCATCTTCCTCTGCCTTAGCTGCTGCTTCCTCTGCCTTAATTTTTTCATCTAAGTATTTAGGTCTACGCTTAGGCATCTTTTTACCTGCGTTAGCTGCGTCAGCTTTAGCATTATCTGCCTCTGCTTGCTCAATCATGCCTCTCATATAACTTAGGTAATCATTAGAGTGTTCACTTCCGTCTGCGCTTTGTTCTAAGATTTGATCTATATCTAAGCTCTTAATATATTTGAACTTAGTTTCCATTTGTCTTTTTTCTTTTTGGATACGCCTAATGAAAGCGTAGTATGTGATTTGTGTAAAGTATGCAAAAGGATTTTTAGATTTTGCTGGATCAAAGTTATCCATATATGTAAGACAGTTTTCAATACCATCTAAAATCATTTCATCTCTAAATGTATAGTTTACAAAGTTAGATTTATATGCTAAATGATTTGCTATTTTAACAAAGCACTCGCCTATATAATTTGTTACTTGTGGTCTTTCATCTCCACTCTCTTCTGCTTCAATTCTTTCCTCTCGGTAAGCACTAATCTTTACAAGGAACTCCTTGTTGTCTATATAGTGTGCCGAGTTAGGGTCACGTCTTTTTGCCATAATATACTCCTAATGTATTTGTTTCTTTATAATTGCATCTGCAAGTTCTGTCATTGTATCTATATCTAAGTCTGGTTCCTCTGACATTAAGTCACCGTCCCATTGTTGTTCTCTGAAATAAATATTTTCTACCATTCTTTCATAGCCGTCAACAAAATTTTCCTGTAGAGTAGATATATTAATAACATTATATCTTTCTATAGTAAAAATATGTTCTTGTGCTATAGCAACATAAGGTCTTAAACTTACTTGCTCACCTAATATATTTCCAACAGGTGTTATATTAGACACCAATTCTATTGGATGTTCTATTTCTACAAGATCTCCGTCTTGTGTTAGTCTGCCTACGATTGTAGTGCCGTCCATTAATTTTAATATGCTTATATCAGACATCTAATTTAACAAGTTTATAATCGAAACCTTCTTCGTTATAAATCTTGATCCTCTCTATTAAGTGGTTAAGTGTGTAATTCTTTTTAGACTTCCACGCTAAATCATCACCAATATCAAAAAGATTACATGATACTTTGTTCTCTCCTTTACGAAGTCCTCGTCCTATACTCTGTAAGTTTCTTATTCTACTCTTACTAGGCGAGGCAAACACAATATTATGAAGGTTCCTTATATTTATACCCGTTGAAAATGTGCCGTATGAGGCAATGATGATAGCATCGTTTTGTGTTTCTGTAATAGCTCTTATTTCTTCTCTTACCTCTGTATCTGTGCCACCATATACAAAGAATACTTTTCTGTTTTCTTTAACTGTTTTGCTTATCATTTCATGTAATACTGTACCATGCTTTTCTACAAATTGAAATAGAACAAGTGTGTTACCGTCTTGTGCAACAGTTAATTTTCTTATAATTTCATTACGATCTGGGTGTGTTACTATCCAATCTATTTCTTCTTGGTAAGTCATACCCTTTACTTCTTTTCTATGTGCGTCCTTCCAGTTAATCATACAACATAAAATTTTTAATGTGGCTAGTTGCTTATCGTCCATTAATTTTTTAGTAGTTGTAACCTTGTGTACTTGTCCAAACACACCTTCTAGTACAAGCCTATGTGTCTTAGTTCCATCTAATGTACCTGTTGTTCCTATTCTAAAAGGTGTGTTTGTAAGCTTGTTCATTAATGTTGTTAATGATTTTGCTTTAAACAAGTGTGCCTCATCTCCATATACTACTTCAAATTGTTCAAACCATTTTTTAGGATACTTGTATATAGATTGCCATGTACTTATTGTTATAGGATATTCATTTGTTTTTTCTTTACCACCATATATCCTATGACAATTTTCTGTTACTTGCCAAGTGTCTGCCGTAGCATAGTCCTGAAAGTCTCCATACATTTGTTCTACCAAAGATGTAGTAGGCACAATTACTAGTTGCTTTCTACCTTTCAGTTGGTGATAACGGATAAGGCTATAAATAATAAGAGACTTCCCAGAAGCAGTTGGAGATAAGAGGAGAGTTCTCCCAACATTAATTGCCTTTGTAACCGCTTCTTTCTGATAATCTCTAATTTCGATTTGTTTTCCATTGGATTGTAACCTCAATTCATTAGTAAATCTATCTATGTCTATGGTTTCGCCTATGTCAGGCATGTTTACTTCTATATTATACTCTAAGGTTTCTGCAAACTCTTTCAAGTAAGGCAAAAGACCTATGTATAATTCTCGGTTGTATATATTAAACAATCTTGCTTTGCCGTCCCATACTTTCTTCTTGTATAGAGGCATAAACTTGGCACCAGGTATTTCAAAAGTAAAGAAGTCACATATCTCTTGTGCAGTACTTGGATCTGTATCTACACTAATATGTACTTCGTCTTTTTTAGAAACCTTGATCAACTTTTTTTGCTCCTAGATACCGGCCAAATATTTTTCACTAGTAAGACCCGTTTGTAAACTTAGTCCATTCAATTGCGTTTTTAATATCAAAAGAACGACTAGAAATCGACTTCATAACACTCTCACACAGGGTCAAACAAGTGTTTAAATACTCCAATTTATCGGTTAATTTAATAACATCTTCGTCTGTGTCTAAGAACTCATTCATCTGATTATTAAGAGGAGCGTTACCTAAGTACTGATCCCAGCCTCTTTCATTCAATTCCTTTTGATCTAACTCACCTCGATAATACTTCCACTTCAGCCTTCTCATTTTAAATAATTCACTTTGGGATCTGCGACATTGTAGTCTTAGTGTAGATAAATGGTTAAGATACTTAGAATGTAGTTCTGGTATGCGTGTAGACTCCTGTCCAAGGTTAAGTTCATCAACCTTACAGTCTTCTTGCCACATGTCTTGTAGTTCTTTTAGAGTTATCATAATATATACATTATAGACTCTTGCTATGTAAGAGTCAACTAGTTATTGTACCTTTTGGTATTATAAGACTTCGATTTCAAATAATGAGTACTTAAACATAGCAACACCCATCATATAATCTGTACTGCCTGTTACTATCTCAAAATCCAAACCCTGTAAACTTGTAGGGAAAGCATCGACGAAACTAATTACCACTTTTGCGTTGTTGTTTGAATCTAATAGGGTAAGTGTAGCATCACTATACTGTCCTAACCCTTGTGAGCTCTCAGGTGATATATCTGGGAACCTATAGTTTTGTGTTTTTGTATATTCTGCAAATTGCTTGCTGTCTTTAGGGAAACCTAGGCCTACCATCCAATCATATAGTTCTTTATAATTTTTCATGTCCTCTTGTATGAGGAATCGTATCATTAAAGTACCAAATTCTATTTTATCGCCTGGGTGTCCTATATCTACTAAAGGATTGGGTTGAATTGCAGGTGGCAAATTCATTTCTGGTATGTTAGCAGCGTTACAGAAGTAACTTGTATTAGGAATGTTATGTATCTGAAATTTAAATGCGTTAGGACGCAAATAGTCTAACTCATTTGGGTTAGCATTACTCCACGATGCTTCTGAAACATTCGTAATATTGGTTGTTGTCATCTACCTTGTCCTCTGTACTTTTTATAACTTCTTTTTCTGTTTTTATTCATCGTGGAAGTAGCAAGTTTAACTTTTCTACCTCTTCCTCCGACGCCCTGTGATGTTGCTTTCTTTACACCACTATGTGTGAGTTTTCCACTCCATGTTTTTGCCATTTTTTATCTCCATCATTAAAATCCTACGCTTTCTCCACAACCACAAGCGCTAGATTCTGCTGGATTCCAAAATGTAAATTCTTCTACCAATCCTTCTACTCGCCATCCAATAACTGTACCAGCTAAGTAACCTGCCGACATAGGACATATCCACATTTTGAATTTTCCAAAGTCTAGTTCCTCATCCTGATCGTTATTAGGTCCATCAGCATAATTAAAATCATATTTAAAGCCTGCACAACCACCGCCTAACAATGCTAATCTAATACCAGGTGATTTTTTCTTTTCTAATCTTTCAATCACTTGTTCCATTGCTTCATCGGTCCATTCTATCATTCAGGCCCCCTATTATGATTTCTATGTTTCTTTTTTTCGTCCCAATCTTGTAGGGCTCTTTTAATACTATCTTCTGCTAATACAGAACAATGTAATTTAATAGGTGGTAATTCTAAAGCTTCTGCAATGTCTTTATCTTTAATTTCTAAAGCCTGAGTCATTGTAATACCCTTTAACATTTCCACAAACATTGTAGAACTAGCAATAGCACTTCCACAACCGTATGTTTTGAACTTTACATCTTCAATAACATCAGTATCTGGATTTACTTTTAAATCTAACTTCATAACATCTCCACATGCCGGTGCTCCCGTCATGCCTGTAGCAACATTTGGGTCTTTAGGATCGAACCTGCCAACTCCATGTGATTTTGGGTTATTTAAAACATCATTAAATCTATCTACTACCTTTTTTGAATATGCCATATTAGTTACCTTGTCTTATTAGTATTTATAATACTTTATGTCTAACCATAAGTAAAGAAGGACTAATACCTTTTGTATATATAGTATGTCCAAAATAAATTTGGACTTGACACACACACAGGAGAAAATTATGTCAGAGAATAAATCAGGCTTTGAAATACGAGCCGAATTGCTTAGTCAAGCACAATGTATAGTAGAACAAAACCGTAATATGGCTGTAGACAAATATCATCAAGATGTTTGTAGAGCACAAGATGCAAAGGATATTCCTTATCCTGAGTTTCCTATACTAAAACCAATGACGGCTGAAGATGTTATAGCAGTAGCTGTTAAACTCAACGAATTTGTAAATCAAAAATAAATTCAAGTCAAAAAAACGGGCTACTTAGTAGCCCGTTTTAATTCGTTTCCGAAAAGACCTAATTACATTAAGTTAGAAACTTTTACACTTCTGTAGTATTGGTTTCTGTCTGCTGTAAATGTGTCTCCATCTGTAGTGCCGTCTGACTGCATTACGAATGGGTTAGCTATCATGCCATACCTGGTTTTGAAACCAATTTTTGGCTGGAATGTAGCAGGGTCAATTGCCCTTACCATTTGTAGTGGAACATACGGACAGTAGAATAGACCTGCGTCATAAGGGCTTGTGCCTTTATAACCACATACATAGAACTGGCTAGCAGCTCCTGTATTTGCAGAATATGGGTCAATGTATACTTTATAACGACCGTTAAGTACGCCAGCAAATGTATTACCTGTGTCATCAACATTTAAATTAGTTGATAATGCTGGAGCATAGTCAAGTACACCTGACATTGAAAGAGCACTAGCAACATCTGATGAACAGATGATGAAGTTACCTTTACCACGCCTTGTGTCTTGTGCGATGACATTAGCATCACGCTCGATATTAAATAAAAGACCTTTAAATCTTTCTACGGACCATCTTCCGTTACTGTCGACATCTAAGTCAAATGTTCCGGCAGTAGCTGTGCTGGCAGAACCAGTTTTTGCTACTTTGTAGATAGTTCTAATAACTTCACGATTAATTTCTGCAAGAATTTCTTGAGAAAGAATATTGGAAAGTTCGGATTCCGCATCTAAACCATGAACAGCTTTCAAGTCTTGTGCTAGTTCTACTGTGTACTGAGCTTTTAACGCTCTGGACTTAGCAGTAACAGTTGTTTTCTCGATTGAGAAAGCCATTTCATTTAGTGTAGTTGAGTCTCCAAAACCTTCTGCAGTGCTTGTAGATACCCCGTTTCCTGTAGTGTAAGTACCGTCTACTGGATTAGCTCCAGCATGTGTACCTGCACCTGAGAAATCAGTGTCTGCTTCGTTGAATAAAGCCTCAGCGCCAGTTTGACTGGTGAAATGAGATTTCATTGCAAAGATTAGACCAGTTGGTCCAGACATTGGTTGTACTCCACAAACATCGTAAGCCATAAGGTTAGGTAAAGCACGTCTAACTAGTGAGATCAATATAGGATCGTAGTTGTCAACGCTTGCACCTGTTTGGTTAGCATGTGTAGCCTCGAAAAGAGCTTCTTTTTCTTCACGAAGAGCCTTCTCTTGGTTTTCGAGTACTACTGTGGTTACCGCCTTCTTGTACGGGTCCTTGATCTCATTGAGTTCAGGATGTTCAAGAACTGGGCTCCACTTATTTTGTAGTTCTTCTGAAAGATACATCAGTTTCTCCTTGTTTTACTTTGTTTGTTATTTCTATAACCTAATTATTTATAAAAATGTTAATTTTTAACCTTATCAAACTTCGCTGCTTGAGAGATACCTTGTACATATCTACTCATCACGGTGTTGTCTGTTAAAGTTCCCTGATCAACGCTATCTTCTAGCTTATCACTATCATCAGCTTTCGCTTTAGGAAAATAATTTTCCTTGATAACATTTAGTTTTGAAATATACTTGTCTTCGCCGTCGAAATTAATTCCTTCGACTAAACCTGCGAATTTCTCCACTTCAGTTTCAGCTAGATCGTCAACCACGGAACGGAAAACTTTTTCCTTTTGTAGTTGTTCTCTGTCTTCGCTGATTGCAACTGACTTGTTAATCTCTTCGTTTAACTTAGATTTTAACTCATCAATTTCAGACTGTTGTTCTGCCAACACATCGAATTTTTCTTCAGGAACATCAATATAATGTTCTTTGAATACTTCTCTCATACCGTTAAGGAATGATTCAGTAATTTCGTTGCGTAAGCCGTTCTCAACAGCTAGCTCGTTTTCTTTAAGCCATTGCTCAGTTACATAACTGAGGTATTTGTCTACATTTTCTACGAGCTTCTCTTTTGCCTCATCAAAAGCCTTATTGGCTTCCTCAACAAGCTCATCCTCAATGGATTCCATTTGTTGATTGACTCTGGCCACAACCGATGCCTCAAATAATGAAGCTGCTTGTGTTTTAAATTCTTCTGAAAGATGCTCCTCGTCCGCGAACAAGTTAGCAATGTCCTCTTCGAATAAAGTTTCCTCTGTTGATTCTTCTTCAGATGCTTCTACTTCGTCTTCTTCAGATTCAGCAATAACTTCTTCTTCGCCTTCTTCAACATATTCTACTTCTTCGCCTTCGACTACTTCTTCCTCTGCAACAATCTCTTCGTCTGCTACTTCAGGTGTTTCTTCTAGTACTTCATCTTCAGTCTCTTCGACTTCTTCTTGATGTACATTACCTTTAGAGCTAGATTGTGCTACAACGCTTTGAGTTGCCTCTCCATCGTTGTAGTTAGGTGCTTTACCAGCGCCTGAGTTTGAAGGTCTAGGGGCACTGCCAGCCTTAGCTGACGCTTCCTTTCCTACTGGGCTTGTTAATCCGCCTTCAGGGTTGCTTGAACCACTAAGGTCTTGCTGTTCTGGGTTTGGATTAGAGTTACCTTGTAGGGGTGGTTTAGCATCTCCATTGCTTGACTTATCTAATGGACGATTTGCCGCTAGTTCGTCAAGTACTTCTACAGCATCGTCTTGCAACTTGCCTTCTAGAAGTTCTCTGATTTTGGATTCTACTCCCATGTTACTCTCCTCTTAGGATTATTTAATTTTAATATAATCTAATAAACTATTTATATTTATACAGATTTCTATTATATTTTAGACAGTTTATCTAGAAAATTGCTAAAAACTGCAAATTTAGCTTCTTCTAAATCTCTCTGAGAAGCCTTGTTAATTATTGCCTTGCTTTCTTCTATGTCTTGTTCTGTCCATTTACCATTAACAAAAACCCATTCCCTTCCTTCCATAATACCGGATACAAAAGCGTCTGGAGCGCTAGGATCTGCAACAATATCCGCTGCTGTGGCAAGCATAAAGTCATCTTGTACTTCATTAATGCCATTCCTCTCTTTTAAAGAGCCCAATCCTCTGGAGCTTACTCCAAGTTGAGCGCCTTCGCTAATAAGTTCTTTTACAATTTTACCCATTGGTGTGTCCATAATTTTGGCTTTACCAATCCAATTGCTGCCGTCTTCCTTTAGTGAAACTATCATATGAGATACTCTGTCCAAGTTTACAGTAGGTCCTTCTGGGTGTCCTAACTCTCCGTAAGCTCTTTTAGTGTTGACAGATTCGTTAACATATCTGTTAACTTCTCGTTGCATAATCTCTTTAGGATATACACGACCGTTTTTGTTCTTTAAATCTGATTGTAAGAATACACCTTCAATGAATACATTAGGCTTCTTAGGATCTTTACTATCTTCTGTGAGATAGTTAATACTTTCGTTGAATTCTTTAATAAGTCTCATTTATTTCTCCTTAACCTAAAGATCCACCGTCATAAACACTTCCTGAATCATTAGTGTCTAGTGGTGCGTCTTGATGTTGTTGTGAACCGTAACCAGAAACTTTAGCACAATCTACTATAACAGTACCGCCATCGCCACCGGCAATAGCTACTTCTATATCAGATGTGTTTTCTGAGTTCTCTGCATACCCGTACATATCTAATGAACCACTTTCTTGTAGTTCAAATAGTACAACGGAGTTTCGTTGAACCTTAGCGCTAGCTCCGCTAGATAAAGTCCAATGTAGTCCTTTTATATTGACTGCTGGGGAGCTTTGCGTCTCAGTAGATTTCTTTAGTGTTGTTGCTAAAGCAATTGTTCCGGTTGCTGCAGTCCCCCTAACAGATACTACACCCTGGACTTGGGTGAGTTTTAAGTTATTTACTGTGACTGCCATGTGATTTCCTTTTAATTAGTTTAATATGATTTTTTCTTATGGTTCATATGAGGTCCTTCTTCAAGGATCTCGACATTAGGATCATTCACTTCAACTGTTTCTATACCGTGTTCAAACATTACTTTATACCAAGAGACTGTTCCGTCTACTGGTTCTGCGTGTTCACCTATAATAGGTGTACCTTCGTTCCATTCTTTGTGCATAATTTTCGATGCACATAAATGTTTATCTCCGTCTAGTGAGCCTTTAGCTACACCATCAACAGGACTTTCGGTAATAACTCCTGCTCTAAAATTTTTAAATGTCTTCGCCATTTGTTTCTCCTGTCTCTACAGGTCGCCCTGTATCTTGATCTATATCCACAAGTGCATCATCTAATGATACTCCCTGTGGTTCCATGTCAGGGTCAACAGTATGTTTATTATATATGTCTGCTGCTACTCCTGCCTTTTGATCGTCTAACGCCTCTTGTGCTCGAGATGCCATCTGATCGTTAAATTGTTGTTGAGCCTCACCGCTGTTACCAGCTATGATATTGCCTACCAAATCTTTAACTTCTTGTGTTCTATCTTCTGCCATATTATGCTCCATTATCAGGTCCAGGAACAGGGTTTCCTTCTCCTGGTACATCATTACTTATATTACCTGCAGGTTCCGGTTGATCCGGGTTACTTGCTTGTAATGGACTCCATTGATACTGTCTACTGTATTGTGGCTCTGCCATAATCTCTGTTTCTATTGTATCAATCTCCTCATCCGTTAACATTAATACATTCTTTTGTATGTAACGCTTACTAAAAAATGTTCCTATGTATGCTGCTAGACCGTTTAATACTTCTACTCTACTTCTAAGAATTTCTTGTTCCTTAGACTCTGTGTAATAAGCATCTGTGGCAAACTCAAATTCTATATCGTCTTTGATACTATGCCAATCGTCTTCCGTCATAACACCTTTTAGTAAGAGCTGCGTCTTTAAAAGATCGCTTAACATTACCGAGAACTTTCTTCTTAACTTGATGATGAATTTTGTAAACTTCATCTCGTCTCGATTTATCTCAGCTGCTCTACCAAAATTTAGTCCAGCCTGTTGTTCTAATCTCGATACAGGTATATTCAAGGACTGATATAACTTCCTTTGAAAGTATTCTACATCTTCTATCTGCCCTAGGTTTTGACCTGCTGGCAATGTATCAATACTTGTACCTGTTCCGCCTTCTCTTCTGGGTAACCAAAAGTCTTCCAACATAGACATGAACTTCTTATCATCTCTAATTTCACCTGTGTTAGCATCGTAAACTAATTTGTTACGATATCTATCCATGATGTCTTTTAGATATTGTTCTGCCTTCATCTTCGGCAAGTTACCAACATCTACATAAAATATTCTTCGTTCTGGAGCTCTTGTAATTCTATAAATTACTACTGCGTTCTCCATCATACGAAGTTGGTTTGCTGGCCTAATTGCCTTATGTAGATACGATAATGCAATATTCTTATCGTGATCTACCAAACCACTTGGTGCGTATGCTATGGCGTCTTTTGTTATCTTCAGCCCTTGCTGATTTTCAGGTGCTACATAAGCTCCTGGTTTGGAAGTAACTCCTTTATCATTATAGATAAAGAACTCTTCCACTGCTTTAACAAACATTACGCCAGAAGGATTTTTTTCCTTCTTAACTTCACGCACTTTCCTAATTTTTCTTGGATCAATATATCTAATATCTTTGATCCCTTCTTTAGGGTTTTCCATATCGATGACTTTATGAAAAAATATTTTTCCATCTATATACCATCGTCTATAATAATCTTGGGCTCTATTTTTAAAGTCCATGAGATTTTTAATCTCTTCAAATTCTTTTTGGATTGATTTTCTGACTGCAGATGATAAATCTACATCATCTAAGTTGAGCTCAACGGGTGATTCATTCTCAAGTTGCGCTATTGATTCATTAATAATATCTTCTACTGCTGTATCGACATCTGCCATCCCGGCGATGTCTCGATACCTTTTAATAAGCTCCGACTCTGTGTGGGCAACACCTTCCAAATCCATGTAGGTGCCATAATACCCACCAGCTCGTATGCTTTCAATAGCATCATCTTGTGAAGGAGCAACAAACGATTTCTCGTTCGCTGCGTTATCCTTCCGCTTGATCTCAAATCCAAATAAGTCCATAATTATATATCCTCAGTCCCAATTATTGGGCTGTATATGTTTGATATTGGAATGTTACAGTAAATTCCTCAATAATGTCGTTCTGTGCATATTGTAATGCAATTTCTGACATGTTAATTGGGAAAGCCTGAACCAATACATATTTACCGCCTGTTAAGGGTGCATCATTTCTGTCTAGATGTTCTACAGTAATATCTGTCTGGTATTTATCCCATTCAATTTCACCTTCGTTGTCATCTCTACCATTAATAATGTCCATCCATTCTTCAAACTTTCGTCTTAATGTGAAGTCGTTATTATTGATTACTGTGATTGTCCACGGATCAAAAATTCTTTCACCTGCAAATTTAACTTCCCTACCTCTGTATTGTGTAATAACTGGGTTGACAGTTGATGCTGGTAACGCTGCTCCGCTAACTAATAACAGGTCTGTTTGATTTGCGTCTTTTACATCGCTTGGGAATGGAATGCTCAATCGAAACTGATTAGGCCTTGCACCGCCTTCAGCTAATGCTGATTTAAATTGTGTTATATTAGGCATGTTTTTCTCCTTAGTCCTTAATAGTTATTTATACAGTTAACCGCCAATTTCTTCAAAGCTAACATCAGTTCTAGTAGCAATAAAGTTTAATGTAATAAAGTTAATAGAACGAGCAGGCTTAATGAAAATATCTGCAACAAACTGGTTGGTGTCGATTATTTCGCCTGTGTTATTACTTTCGTTACATACTACTTTAAAGTCAAATATACCACGTCTGCCTTGTACATTTCTTAAGAAAGGTGTAACAAGTGATGTGAATTGATTTCTAGTAAAAGCGTCGTTAAATTCAAATAATTGGAATTTAGCTGAAGTAGAAATTGCTTTCTCTAATACAATAAACAATCTTCGAACATTAATTCTATCAAAAGCACTAGGTGCTGCTAATAGAGTTTTGTCTCCAAACAATACAATCCCATTTCCTGGGTTATTAATAATTGGGTTTACACCAATTTTATATAGTTCGTCTCTGTTTGTTTTAGTAGGGCTCCATGCCAGTTTAACAGCGTTTCTAATTTGTCCTCTGTTAAATCCTGCTGGTGAGAACCACGGATCTGCTTCTGCGTCTGTGTTTGCACATAAACCTGCTGTGTCTCCATTTAATGGAATCCATCTGTATACATCGTTATAACGATCATACATGTATTTCCAGTTACCGTCCATAAAACTATATGAAGTGGCAGCTAAACTACCTCTGTCTGTAGTAATGGCTGATACCTCTGAGCCTGCGTTGTTAACAACGGAAGCTAGTACTGGTGAATGGAATGAAACACAATCTTTTCTTACTTTAGCAATGTTATCTTGTACATACTTTTGGTCTGTAGTACCCATTGCTCCAGTTATAAGAAGGTTTACATCTGTTTGTTCTGCATCTGCAAACAAGCTCCAAGCTGTTTGTAAGTCACCTGAGTCAGGTGCATCATCAACACCGCCTGAAAGGCTTACTGTTGCTTCTGCTGTTGTAAATCCTGATGTAAATGCTTGACCTAATGCTGCGTTACCCCATGTGGAGTCTCCTGCAGGATGGTCTGTCCAGTAAACATACTTAGACTGCGAATTAATTACATCTTTATAAAATAATGAACCGCCTTCTAGTCCTCTAGCATCGGATGCTTTAGAGACATGAGCGAATCGTTCTAGGACTGTTCCTATTACGCCTGAAAAAGCTCCATCTTCGTCAATAACAACAATGTGAAGTTCGTCGTTTGAACCGCCTTGTATTGCTACTTTTGTAGATGTAAGTGGTGCTCTATCAAATTCATTTTTATATGTCCAATCAGTTGCAAGTGTTGCTGTAGCTGTTGCTCCAGTTCCGCCTCCGCCACTAATTGTAATTGTTGGTGCGCTGGTATAACCATTACCTGGGTTAGTAATAGTAATTGCTGTAACTGCATTTGACGCCACGGTAGCTGTACCTGTAGCGGTAACACCTGAAGCCGGAGCTGAAAATGTAACAGTTGGTGCACTACTATAGCTAGATCCACCTGCTGTAACAGTAGTTGACGCAACAGAGTTGGTGTCAAAATTACTGGAATCTGCAATAGCTACTTTAAGAGAGTTTCCTAAAGAGCCTGGATACTTAGCTGCCCACATGCCGTTAGTTCCTGAACCAGTAGAATGGTTCAAGTCATAATCTTCATCGTTTTTAATTAGTGTCGCTGAGCCTGATGCTACAGCATTAGTTGCTGTGGTATCGTCAATAGCTCTGACTAATTGAAGGTTATTACCATAAGCCAAGAATGACGCTGCTGTCAAAAAGTCAACTGCTGTATCGTCATTTGGCTGTCCGAACTTGGCACCAAGTTCGTTTTCTGTACTAATTGTTGTGATCTCGCCTGCAGGTCCCCATCTGAAATTACCTACAAAAGCTCCTATAGAAGTAGCTACTGCTGGAATAACAGAAGTAAGATCTGTTTCTCTAACAAGAACACCTGGTGATAGCTGAAATGCCATGTTTTTCTCCTCGGTTTTATATTATCTTATGAATGACACAAGTTTTTATTATCATCCTACTATTTATACATGACAAAAGTTAGACTTACAATTTTGTAAATACGACAATATTGTTGTAAATACATTATCTGTTTATTAAATCTCTTAATTTTTTCTGCATGTTGCCTGGATTATACTCATCTTCTAATAACCAGACATCATCTCCTATAACTTCTACTTCGGGTTCTTGTCCATCTATTCTAATGAAAGGTGTGAGATTCGTTTCAATTTCTCCCATCTGTTGTCCATATAGTCCTTCTCTAACATTAACATCTGTCATATCCTTAAAGAAGTTTTGACTAGACAGCCACCCAAATAATACCATACACATAACTAGATCATCGTGATAACCTTCATCTGCTTGATATGTGTTTCCTTTTTCAATAAATGTTGATATCTCATGTATTATATGCTCATCAAATATCAATAATTTTTGTTCTTCTAGTAAAGACTTAAATGTAAAACACCCTTGTCTTTTAACTTGTTTAGAAGTAGTTACACCTAACTTTGTTGCTTTACCAAAGCCAGGACTTACATATTGTCTGTTCTGTTCTTGTACTGTGCTTAATATGTTCTCATATTCTACTTCTTGATGTAGTATTTCTACTACCTGTTGTCCTATATCGTTTACTTCTACTAATATAAAAGCATTATTATAGTCCCTGCCTACCTTTCCAATTACATCTGGAAACAACATAGGAGCTATTTGATTATCTCTATATTTTGCCACAACCTTATATGGCATTTGTGTTATATCTACGACTACAAAGGCAGAGTAATCTCCACCAATACCTCTGGCAGTATCACATGCCATTGCGTAGTAATGTCCTTCTTGTGGGTTTTCGTATATATCTAATCCATTATTGGTAAACTCTACTGGTTTACTACTTAATCTACCTATAGTTGTAGCATTAATTAAAGTATTGGTTGAACCTAAGAACTCACACATTACCTCTTGATTGAATTTTACCTCACCTAAGAGTCCTTTTTGTTCTTCTAACCACTTCTCATCTCTTCCAGGTATCTCATAGTAAGGTATGAACATGTGTTCAAAGCCATTTTGTTTCTTCTCTGCCTCATTCCAGAACTTCCAGAAGTGATTGTAACCTAGTGGTGTGGATGTAAGTAGGATCTTTGTTGTTTCTCCAGCTGAGATTGTAGGATAAACAGAAGTAAAAAACTCGTCTGCTATGTTGTTAGGTATGATTGCTGCCTCATCAATGTACAACCAGTTAACTGATTTACCACGAATGGCGGATGCTGTTGTAGCTGCTGAGAGTACTTTACTATTGTTCTCTAATTCTACATCACCCTTATTCCATACTCTAACACCTTGTTGCATCCACAAAGGTAAGTTCTCATACATTATTTGATATCTGTTTAATACTTCCCTCGCAGCTGAGGCTTTGTTAGCCATGATAGCTACTGTTTTATCTTCTTGGAATATTGTATAGTGTAATATACACGCAGCTGCTGTTACTGTTTTACCTTGCTGTCTACCTTCCATTAAAATTACTTTTCTCTCATTCATAATGAGATCTACTTTGCCTTTTTGACAATCGAATAATTTAAATGGTTGTAATCCTTGATCTAGTGTAACAATTTTTACATAGTTTTCTATAAAATATTTAGGATCGTTTTGGCATTTAACATACTCCGCTATCTCTTGTTGAGTAAAGTCGTGCTGATATGCTAATGGTTTAAGATTAGGATTGCCATGATATGAAGTGACTTCGGGCCTAGCCATCGTCCACTTCACCTTCTATTAACTTGGCTTGTTCGCCTTTTAATGCTTGTAGTAATTCCTTTGTACTACCTACGAACATGTTGTTCTGTGTTTTTATATTACCCTTACCCTTAGTGCCGTCATCTGTTATTCTTTTTTGTCTTTCGTGTACATCTAACATGTCTTTAGCATTATCTTGTAAATTTTTAATTAATCCACCTGCTACTTCGTATGCTCTAGGTTGGTCTGAGTTTCTTGCTATGTGTAATATGCCTTCTATTGCCTCAGCATTAAATGCCTCTGCCTGTTTAAGCATACTCCTAGCGTATTGTAAGTCTTCTTCTTGTTGTTTGGCATGTAGAATGTCTTTGTCTTCTTCTGACATGTCTACTGCTGGGAGTTTTCTCTCTTCTTCGGTTTTTCTAAGATTAGTTTCTAAAGCTTTTGTTATTTCTTTTGTATTAAAGCTCTTATCTAATTCTTCAAACCCGCTATGTTTCGAATGCTTCATCAAATTCCTCCAAGAACTTATATTCATCGGCTGGTGTGGCAGATTGAGGATCAACTGTTGCTTTAACCCTTGCTCTTCCGCTTGAGAGTGCTACTTTATCTAGTGATAATTCTGGATCATTATATGCATCTATTACTGCTTGTTTAATAACATCTACATTAGCTACATGGCTGTAGAAATTAAGCCTCATTGTAAAATTCAAAGTCCATATTACACTTATTCTGTTTGCAAACTCGCCTTCATACTCGTCTTCATAATTAACATTATCTAAAGTTATTTTTATGTCTCTTTTTATTCCCATTTCTGGGAGATCGTTTATTGTTACATTAAAGTCAGGATTAAAATAAGGAAGTACTTGTTCTATTATATTTAATCCATCATTTTGGTTCTTCGCAAATATATATAATGCTAAATCCATGTTCCATGGAGCAGAAGCAAATACAGATCTAACTGTACTAGTATCGTCTCCCGTTCCTACTACTCTCGTTCTATTTATAGGAGCTACCTTTCTACCTGGATCGTAGTTTAAACCATTTATTTCAAATCCCATTCTAGGTAAAGTAAGTGCTACTTCCCCTCTTGTACTTGTATCTGGTACTCTGGCAATCCTAGTTAAAAACTTTTGTTTTGTAGAGTACGCTAAAGGCACTCTTAATGTTTGTGCTATTGCACCTGCTGAATTCTTTCTTTCAATGTTTATATCATTGAATATTGTTCCAAAAGCTATGATAGCTTTTCTTATATGACTGTGATAAAATGTTTTATCTTTAAACATTACGAGCCTCCTATCTCACCAAACGGATTAGACTCGCTAAAGTCTAGTATACCTTCTAGTGTTAATAAGTTATCAAAGTCTGCATTATCAATTGGCTCTGATACAGATGTTTGGTATGCCTCTGTAATTAAACTACCACTATCTTCTTTTAAGAACAAACCGCCATCTTCCTTTTTAAATTGATACTCTAACATATCTTGAGAGTATTTTGTTTCTATCGCATCTATTGTTGCAATACCTGTGTCTAAATCTTCTGAGCTGTACTCGAACAGTTCACAAGTTAATTTAAATACATAAATTTGATTTGCTTGATAAAACGGATTTTGAAAATCTACATACTTAATTTCAAATAAGGATTTTGTTCTATCAAAATATATTAAGTCACCTTCCACTGGTCTAGCTTTTCTAGATACATCAGGCCCTTGCCTTGTAACCATGTCTTCCCAGCGTCTTTTTGCTAATACGAAAGTTGCTTGATCTCGAACTTCCATACCAAATCTTGTGAATATATCTCCCTGTCCTTCAAACCCTTGTACATTTTCTAAGTACATTTCTAAAGGATATGCCTGTGTAAATCTGGACAAAGCATCTTCGTCAAAGATATCATCTTTGTTTACTATTGTTCTAGGCAAGTAGTAAGTATCGTGTCCGTATATTTTAAGACTTTCGATAATAAGATCTTCTATTAGGCGCTGTTCACCTGTTTGTCCTATACCACCGCCATTTTGGAAATAAAAATTTGTGGCCATGTGTTAACCTATCATAAATTGAGGAGGTAATTCGTATTTAAGTTGCATCTCCTGTTCAATTGCTTGTATCTCTTGTACTGCCTCGTTGTAAATGGTTTCTCCGTTTAAAGTCACACCACCTGGCATTTGAATACCTGCAAATTTCTTCAGATTATCGCCCCATTGTTTTTTAAATAATGCTGTTGTATATTTCTTTAAGAACATATCGTCATAAACCTCTGTATATGTATTAGGATCTAAGATAGCATAAGCCTCAGCTACTATAAAGTCGCCTATATTATATGTCTTATCCCAATCTGTATCTACATAAAGTCTATCTGTTTTTCTATTCCAACGAATTTGTCGTTGTCCTACTAACAGTTGTTCTAATGTTGATAAATGAGTTTGCACGACTGAATAATATATCATGTCTGCTCCCATTAAATTATATAGATCATTCATTCTAAACTGATACATTAAATCAAACAGTTGTCCATCTTTTGTATTGTTTGTGGCTGCTCCACCAAAATTAAAGACCCGGGTTATACCTATGATATTGTTACTTACTGGAAAATATCCGTTTTCAATATCTCCTTTAGTATAAAAATCCGTAGCGCTTATTGTTGCTGTGGCTCCTGATATACTACCTGTTACGGTTTCAGATGCTACAAAAGTTCCTGATCTAACTTGTTCAAATTCTAAAAATTGTGCTGTAGAATCTGTTTGATAAAATTCTGCAGTTGCACCGGAAGTTCCACCTGTTAAGATGTCTCCCTTAGTAAAATTACCACCAAGGTTAGCAGTTAACTTTAGCTTAGACCCTGTAACTTCATGTTTGACATAAGTCCTTTCGACTCCATCGAAATGATACTCTTGAAAAAACTGCAAAGAATCGTCTAAACGATCTGAGAGTTGTGCGTCGTCAACATTAATTTCAATTACAGGGTGTCCAAGTCTTCTTAGACAATAATCCTGTAAATCTATTCTACTTGCTAAAGCCATCTGCGTCTACCTTAATTTAATTTTGTTCCACTTGAATCATATATTGCTGTACCAGTGATTGTAGCTGTTGAGCCCTCTCCCTGTGAGTGAGAAATAGTAATACCATCTCCTCCACTTACTTGCGCCATATAATTCCCTGTTGTATCTGTACCTAAAGCAACACTATTAGCTGCAATAGTTAATGCTGTTGCTAAGTTACCTGATCCGTCAAAGTCTCCTGTACCAGTTACATCACCTGTAAATGATAGAGTCCTTGCTGTAGTTAAAGCCGCTGCTGTTGTAGCAGTTGCTGCGTTACCTGTTGTTGAACCAGAACTTCCACTAACATTACCTGTAACATTACCTGTAACATTACCAATTAAGGTAGCGTTTAAGGATTTGTTAAAGTTCCATCTATCATCTGCAGAAGTATAAGTTAATGTTGCTGACGCTCCATCTACTGTAAGTCCTGCTCCGTTGGCTGCTGCTGCGTCCGCTGCACCTTGAGCTACGGTGATGTTTTTATCTGCAACTGTTAAAGTTGTAGATTCTACTGTTGAGGTTGTTCCTTGTACTGTAAGGTTTCCTGTTACTGTTAAGGCATCACTTACTTGTACAATCCCTGAGCCGTTACCAGCTAATACTAAATTAGTATTTGTAGATCTTGATGTAAGTGAATCTGATATTAGACCTGAACCAAATGTAAGTCCATTACCTGCTGAGTTAGTAATATTACTACCGTCCTCAATTTGTAATGTGCTTTTAACTGCAACAAGACCAGTTCCTGTAGCGTCTAATTCGACATTACCTGAGCCTGATGTTTGTACACTAACATTTTGGTTAGAGTCCGCAGATACAACAATTGAACCTGAGGAATCTTCTAATACTTTTTGTCCATTAACATATAGTGAACCAGGACCTACATAAACATCACTCCATTGTAAGTTAGCTGCCCCTAGTGCAAATGTATCATCTGCGCTTGGGAATAGTCCTGTTGAAGTTACCTTCATAACTTCTGTTCCTGCTGCGTCGAATCTAATTGTATCTTCGTCGCTGCTTTCTTCTAGTTGAATCTTAGTATCTGCATCTGCATCTGCTAAGCTCGTTTGTGTTGACGCTGCTAATGTCGTTCCAGATATTGCTAGGCCTGAACCTATATCTAAAAACGCTGAAGCGCCTGCTGAATCATCCCAGAATAAAATTCTGTCATCATTCGGGTCTGAAAGGCTTTCTAAGCCTAAGTGGGAAAGTGATACTGTAGCACTTCCGCTAGTTGCTCCTCCTGATAGTCCTGTGCCTGCTACAACCGCCGTAATATCTCCAGCACTTATGTCTGAATATTTGGCAAGTCTATGTCCGCCTGCTGTTGAACCATCATGTACTCGGACTGTATCTAGCGTAGTGTCTACGGAAAGTTCACCTACCGCACCAGTAAAGGAATTATTTTGTGTAGTAGTTCCTCTTCTTAATTGTACTTGTGTTGGCATTTTTGTCTCCTAATTAATATGTTCCGCCGTCTATGCTAGACCCATCATCCAATGCGCTAGCTGATATTGTTCCGGAAATGTTTCCTATTGGAACATTCCCATCAATATTTGTGGCATCAGCTTTCATAAGCTCATGCCCGCCTGCTGTACTCCCATCATGGACCCTAATAGTATTGGTTGTTGTGTTTATTGAAAGCTCACCAACAGAACCCGTGAACGCATTGTTCTGAGCTGTTGTTCCCCTTCTAAACTGTACTGTAACTGCCATCTATAGTCTCCTTGTTATACTGATGAATCTGAACCTAAGTCTTCTGTCGCAACCCTATACTGAATTGAGGTTTGTAAGTCATATATGACTTCAATGGTTTGACCAAAAGCATCTGTGGCTAATGCCGATGCTACTGAACCATAATCTCCTGTAGGAAATTCTAATGCTAAGTTTTTCTCTGCGTAATTTGCAAATTTAACTATGCTATCTGTTGAATCTCTTACAAAAGCAACCTTGTCTGCTGTATTAAGGGCTACTTCTCCAACCGCTAAATCCGAGGTAGTAGGAACAGCATTAGCTGTTTCCGACTTTTTAATTTTAATAACTGTTGCCATTTATTATTCCTCTGTTATTGTTGTGACTCGCTTTTAGTATCTGGGATTAAAGGTCTGGGTCCATCAACTCTAGGATTATATCCTTTTGGTCTTGGACCTCGTGTCATCTTCACCTGTTGTCTAGGTGAAGGTTCAGGCTCTGGAGAAGGTTCCTCGACCACTGGCTTTTCAGGCTGTGGTTCTGGTTTAACTTCTGGCGGTTGAGAGTAACTACTCTCTGGTGCCGGATTAGTTTGTATTTCCTTCTTCTCTTCCACTGCCAACCTCTCTTGTTCCCTTTTCTCTAAAAGACTAAGTCTAGTTTTAAGTAAAATGTTTTCTTGGGTCAGGGTATTAACCTGATTTGCCAAGTTATTAATATATTCATTAAGTAGTTGTTCGTCCATTTCAATTATCCCTTAATATTAATAGGTTCCGCCATCAACACCACCAAATTCTGGAGTGCCTCCTGAGCCTGCCTGAAGAACTTGTCCTTCTGAGCCTGCTGCTGTGACTTGTAAAACACCTGTTCCATTACCGTAAAGTATACCTTTACTTGTAAATGAACCAACACCTGTACCACCATCTGCTACTACTAAATCTGTGATACCAGTTATAGTACCGCCTGTAATAGTTGCTGAAGCTGATTCAATGTTTGCTACTAAAGTACCAACTGCATAACCTGTACCACTTGTATTAACAGTAGTAGTAGGTGCAGATTCTAGGTCCTTAAATATTTTCCATTTACCGGAATCATTAGCGTCTCTAAATAAACCCCCGTATAAGTCTTTTGAACCACTAGTATCAAACAAACCATACAAACCAATGTCAACGACATCAGATGAATTGTTGCCTGTAGCTAATGAGATCAATGGATCTGCAACGGATAGTGTTGTGGAGTCTACAGTTGTTGTAGTTCCTGATACTGTTAGGTTACCTGAAACTGTAGCGTTTCCGCCAATAGTAACATCGTCTGGTAATCCAATAGTTATAGTGTTATTTGAAACTGTTGTTTCAATTTCGTTAGCTGTACCCGTAAAGTTAAGAGTATCTGTACCTACTGTTACAACATCATCAGAACCACTATCGGCTCCAATTGTTAATGCTGAACTTGTAGATGCTGTTGATACTGCTGTAAGTCTACCTTGAGCGTCAACTGTGATAACAGGAATAGTACTTGCTGAACCATATGATCCTGCTGATACTGCTGTGTTATCCAATGTGTGAGTAACTGCGTTACCCGATACCGCTGTTGTGATACCTGTTCCACCTGTTAGGGTGAATGTTTCTGCATCTGTAATTGCTCCAGTACCAGAGTCACCGGCAATGCCGACGTCTGTCATGTGTGCTTGAGCATCTACATAGGCTTTAACTGATTGTTGAGTTGGGATAAGTGTAGCACTATCGCTAGTCATATCGTCCTCATCAACAAATGCTGTGGCTGTAATTGTGCCATCAGTTAGTGATCCGAAAGTAACTAGACCTGTCATGTTAGCTGTTGCGCCTGCAATGCTACCTGTTACGTCTCCAGTTAGATTTCCTGTTACTGCGCCTACTATAATGTTACCTGAGCCATCTCTTTTAACAAGCGTTGATGCTGTATTAGCATTCGTCGCTGCGTCAACTAGATCTGTGTAGTACTTACCTCCAATTGCTTGGATAGCTTCGTTACCACCTGAATCTATAGATGAAACATATAATTTAGCAGAAGCACCAGAACCGGATCTATCTTCAGCATAAGCCAATTCACCTTCTACTAAGTCCGAGGCTGCTGGAGCTGCCGATCCTGTAGATCTTTTGATTTGAATTGTTGTTGCCATTTATTTTCTCCTAGTTAAATGTCTTTTAAATATTATATAATATAAAGCTTTATATCATTCTAAAAAGTACCACCATCAATGGAAGTAATTGAAGCTGCTACAGACGATGCTGGAGCTGCCTCCCACTTCCCACTGGTGCCATCATATACTAGAGTGTAACCATTTTGTTTAGCACTTGTATCTATTCCAGACAAGTTGTCAATGGTTGTTGAAGTTGCAACCTGGCTTTGAGTTGTGGTAGTTGTAACGACTCTAGTACTACCAGTAGATACGGATACCGATACTGGGTTCTGTGTAGCGTTTACATTAACTGCCATCTTTTATCTCCTATGCTCTTGTAACATTTGGTGTTACAGTTACTATTCCCTCTAAAACTCTTAATGTTTCTGAGCTTGAGGCTATCTCAATATCATAAACATATCTTCCTGCTTTAACAGCTGCTGTTTCTACTGCTGTTAAAGAAATTGTTATCTTACCTGTAGAATTAACTTTTGCCGTTGTAAAATCTGTAGCAGTTGTAGCTTCAAAAGATTTTCTCATCTGTGAAGTTACTGTATAATTAGTTAGATCTTTAGCGCTAGCGTCATCGTTCGTTAGATTTAACTCCAAACTGAAGGTCGTGCCTTGATCTATTACTACATTTGAAACGGTTGCCATTAATTCCTATCTCTAAAATATCGTGTATAGTCTTATTTATAAATAAAAGTGATTACAATGAAAACTATTTTAACATTAAAATATGGTGAGAAATACAGCTCAGATGCTGTTAATTCTATCTATGAACATACCGAAGGCAAGTATAACTATGTTTGCGTTACGGATGACCCTAAGGGATTACATCCTGATATCGGGATTATTTATATGGAACATGAACCCGACGGTAATATGGAAAAATTAAAATTGTTTCAGCTAAAAGATATGGGTACTATATTATACTTAGATCTAGATATAAGAATACAAAAGAATATAGATCATTTGTTTGATTATTGTGTGGATAATCCTGTTATAGTATACACATGGTGGAAAGATAAAGGTGACGAACAATTAAATATACATGACTTCCCACACCAGCCTGGGTTTCCATTAAGTAATTATAATTCTAGTGTAATGTTATGGAAAGATGCTACACATATATGGAAACATTATAATGAATATCCAGAAACATACATTGTACAATACCCTTATGGAGACGATACATTTTTATACCATGAAGGATTTACATTTGAACACTTACCACACAATGAGGTATACTCTTATCTGTATTCAGGAAGAAAATATAGACCAGAGTATCCTATATGTTTATTAAACGGCTTAGACAGACACCCGGAGATTGAGAAAGAATATGATGAATTTTGTATGCATCAAGTGGGGCACTAAGTACTCACCTGATTATGTTAATAATTTGTATCGTATGGTACAGGAACATTATCATAATGACTTTACATTTACCTGCTATACAGATGACGACACAGGATTAAAGTGTGATGCCAGAGATATACCTGACATAGAACCTTTACATCCTAAGTATTGGTTTGGTAAAGAAAACTATTGTTGGGATAGAGCCAAGTTCTTAGTATTTAATTCTCATAACTTTTTAGGCTTTGAAGGTAAATGGTGTTATTTAGATCTAGATGTAATCATACAAAGCGATATAACAAATTTATATGAACTAGCATTAAAGCCTAGGATAATACATTCCAGATGGCAGAACCCTAAACATAAACATGATAGGAAGTTTATAGATGTTCGGGGAACATTTTATAACTCTAGTGTAATGTGTTGGAATAGAGATCAATGTGAACATATCTTTTGGGAAGCCTTACAGGAAGATCAAATGATATTTAAAACATTTTGGAAAGGAACAGATAACTATCACTATTGGAGACAAAGAGACTTTTGGAGTAACATGCCATTTGAATGGACTTACTCTTACAATAGAGGAATGCAATTTCCAGAGGATTTGGAGACACATAAATATAGAGAAGAATGTAAATTTTGTTTATTTAATGTAGATGTATTAAAGTCTAACAATAAACAGATAAAGATCGATGAATTAGAAGATGAGACATTATTGAGATTATGGCATGGTAACGATTATAGCAAATCAGCTAGACAGTAATTATAGTCAAGGACAGATAAACGCATTATATACACAGGTTAAGAAACTGTGCGTAAATCCTTTTGATTTTTACGTCTTTGTAAGCGCCGATGAGTATAAACTGTTAGAAATTACTCGAAAGAAAGAAGGCTATATAGATGGAATAACCTTTCATGTGCCTAAGTATGGAAAGGATTGGTTGGAAATAGATATAATGCAACACACCAAACCTGGTGGACATACATTGTTTATAACACCTAATTGTATTATTAACAACATACAGGACATAGACATTTATAAGTCAAACAAGAAGATTTTGCTTGAGGATGGTAACCTAGGTTATTTTGTATACCGTAATGATAAAGTGGAAGCTATACTAAAAGAATGGGACGAAAAAGAAGATGACTTATTATATAACTATGATATATTTAGCGAGAAGTTTTTAATAGAAGAAGGTGCTTTACCTTTTCTAAAAGATAGTACAGCAACATATCCAGAAAAAACAGATGAGAGTATAGTAGCTTTGCCTTTTTGGTATGAGGATTTTACTGAAGAACAATTGGATAAGATGTATAACAAAGAAACAGATCTTTATCCTTACTTGCCTGAAAGAGTAGAAATAAATCCTATATCAGGAGATGACTATTTAACTTTAGAACAAATAGAGGATACATTTACAAAAGACTTTATAGAAAAATCTAAGTTGAAAAGAATACATTTTAAAGGCACAGATACAGACCCTACATTAAATCCTGAACTATTTGATATAGCTCATTTCTTTATGTCCAGGTGGGGTATTGGTGGTTGTGATATAACTACAAATGGAAAATCTAATGAGCCTATTTGGTGGAGTAACTTAGGCTTAATGTTTTTAGAAGCAGGTAACATTACATTTAATATTAATACAGGCAATCCAGATAAACAAATATTACAAAATGCAAAAGCGTTGATAGACTCTGGGTGTAGAGTGTTTTGGAATTATGTACATACTAATCAATTAGATTCTGATATTCAGAAAGCTAAAAAAATATCAGAGGAATATAACTTCTATGGCTTTATATATGATAATCAAATCCCTAAAGAAAAATTACAAGTTATAGAAAAAACTAAACCCGATATGCCAGACTATAAACTTATAGAACTAGAGACTCTACAGACAAGAAAAAAAGATGACATATATAAAGAGAGAACAATAAAATTTTCACCACATGTTAAGTGTGAAGGTAAAGTTAATAATTCATTTTATCTAAACTCTAAAGGTAATGTGTTTCCCTGTAAACATGTGGCTCTTAATTTAACTACTGCAAATAATTCTCCTGAACACAAGACAGAATTATTGTATAGTTGGGATAAGAATAATATAAATGAACACACCCTAGAAGAAATTTTTACAAATGACTTCTTTAAAGGATACTTTAATAATTTGTTAAAGTTAAATCCACAAATAATACACGATGAACAAGGTGGAATATGTTAGAAGTAACAACAGAAAAATCAGTAATATTAAAAGGCACATTCGAAGACTATGATAACTATATACCAATAGTTGAAGAGTCTCAGTTTGCTGTTTTGATTATTAAATCAGACATTACAGACTTTGATTATAAAACAATGCAAGTCACGGAAGCACTTGCTAAACACAAACAACAATACGGTAAGGACTATGTCATATGCAGGTTAAGTTAATCAGCTACAGCCAAACAGATGGAAACTATCTTATAGACGACACAAGCGCTACAGAACTTGTAGCTTTTTGTGCCAGAGTAAGTAATCCAGATGGACAATTAAATAAAGATACAAGTGAGAAACTTATTAAGTATCTAATGAAACACAAGCATTGGTCGCCATTAGAAATGGTAAGTGTATGTCTAGAAATAGACACCACAAGAGACATTGCAAGACAAATTCTAAGACACAGGAGTTTTAGCTTTCAAGAATTTAGTCAGCGGTATGCAGATCCTACTAAGGACTTAGAGTTTGAAGTAAGAGAAGCAAGAATGCAGGACCCTAAAAATAGACAAAATAGTATTCCTACTGATGACTATAAATTAGATAGTAAGTGGCAGGAGTTACAAAAAGATATTATTAGGCAAACTAGATATGCTTATACATGGGCGTTAGAACATGGAATAGCAAAAGAACAAGCTAGGGCTGTATTACCTGAAGGTAATACTAAGAGTAGAATGTATGTTAACGGAACATTAAGAAGCTGGATACATTACATTGAACTTCGAGGTGCTAATGGTACGCAGTTAGAACACATGGATATTGCACATGCTGTGGCAGATGTAATAACTAAAATTTTTCCACTAGCAGGAGATTATAAAGGCAAAGAGTTATGAGAGTAAATATAGTATGTTCTAAGTGGGGCACTAGATATGGTCCTCACTTTGTGAATAAATTAAAAAATATGGCCAAGAGGAATTGTAATCCTAAACACGATTTCCATTTTTATTGTTATACAGATGACGCTGAAGGTATAGATGATGATGTAAAAGTTATTCCTTTTCCAGACATTCCCAACATACATCCTAAGTATTGGTTTCAAAAAGACGACTTTAAATATGGTATGGCAAGATGCTGGGATAGGCCTAAAACATTTGTATTCAATACTCATAACTTTGCTGAAGACAAACCCACAGGTCGTTTTATATTCTTTGACTTAGATGTTATTATACAAAATGATATAGAGCCTTTAATTACCTATAATATGGAAAGACCAACTAAGTTAAGAAGTTGGTGGCAAGACCCGCGCCCAATGAAGACGCGGAGATTTAAATTATCTCATGGAGCATATACTAATGGCAGTTGTCAAGTTTGGTCCGACGATCAAGCAGAATGTATATGGCACGATGTATTAGAGAATCAAGAAAAGATTTGGTTTACATATACAGACGGAACAGATAACTATCACTCCTGGCGATGGGGAGATTGGGGTAAAAAATTATGGGATCATTTCCCAGCAGACTATGCTTACTCATATAACCGAGGGCGTAGTTGGGAAGATGATGATTTAACCACAGAAATATATAGAGAAACACCAATCCTCTGTGTATTTAATATTGATCTACTACCTAAACAAATGACTTCAGGTAGAGGACATACAAAGCAGAATGAATTAGTAGATCCGGAGTTATTAAACCATTGGCGATAAACATTTATACAGTAAAGTGGGGCAGTAAATATTCTGCCAAACATGTTAATAAGATATATGAGTCTTGTTTAGAATCTATATCCTATGACTTTACATTTTACTGTCTAACAGAAAATCCAAAAGGACTTAGTGAAGATATAAAAGTTTTGCCTTTCCCTAAAGAAAACAAATTAGAGAAGTGGTGGAACAAGATGTATTTGTTTGATGACAATGTAGTAAGACAAACAGGTGAAAATTTATTCTTAGACTTAGATGTTATTATACAAAAGAACATAGATGATATTGTAAACTTTGATCCTGAGGATTGTTTATGTTTTGGCCAAACACATTGGCATGATATGGAAACACAAAAGAAAGAAACAGAACATGTTCCTCATAAATATACAGACTTAAACTC